AAGAATGTCTTCGGTACTCGCTTTGATGAACTTGCCAAAGAATTTGATTCTGCTTCGTTCAAGGGTGCCGTTCTTTCTGATGCAGATCAGTTTGCAGCCATGATGAGCCGTGGTGTTGGTATGGGTGTCGGTCAAGGAACAATGTCCTTGTCTCAGGCTCTTCGTACTGGTATGCGGTTTATCGACTCTACCGAAAAGGGATTCAATCGTGCATGGGCTGGAGCAATTCTTCAGTACCGTGAATCATCTCTTGCTCGTCTAGCAGCAGGTGGACTCACAGGTGGTCTTCGTCAACCGGGTGGAAAATTAAAGCCTTGGTTTGCTGAAGCACCAGAATATATTGCTAAAAAGCAAGCACAAGGTTTCGATCTATCTCGTGATTACAATCAACTCATTGTTGACTTTATGTTCGAGACCAAGCAGGGTCGTCTGCTTCGTGAACAGATTGCTAAGGTAGACGAGACTAATCGTGCATTGTTACTTTCAGCAGATGAAGCAGTAGCTAAGAAGGCTATGTCTTTCTACTTTGAGACAATCCTTAAAGGTGTTGATAATGTATCAGCAGGTCGTCAAGAGATCCGTGACTTCATTGCTGGCAAGCAACTTCGAGATGTTAAGGGTGCCGTACAGAAGTTTGATCCCAAGGGTACAACCGCTAAGGATGTATGGCTTGGTCGAGTTCTCAAGGACTACCGCCAGACAGCAGATGTCTCTTCTGCTATCGGTCAGTTAAAACTTCCTGCCGATGATATTCGTGCCGTTGCTTCTCTTCGTGGTCAATGGGATAAGGGAGCCAACTGGTTCTTCCGTACATCTGCACAGTTCGAAAAGAGAGCAGCACTTGGCCCAGAGTTCCAGCAACAGTATTGGAACGGCGTAGCAGATAACTTCAACTTGCTATCTAAGGCAGAAGCAGAAGATATCCTCAAGGTTGCAGAACAAGAACTTCGTGACATCAAGGTATTTGGTATCAAATCTGGTACCACTAACCCAGCATTGGTTCGTATGCGTGAGGCAGTCAAGACACTTGATGATCGAGGTCTTACAAAGACTGATATCGATGCTATCGGTCAGCGTTATGCTGCCGATCAGGTTCGTAAACTTTACTACGATGCAACTCGCCAGAAGCAGTATGCAGCTCAGTTCCGTTTGGTTGCACCCTTTATTCAAGCATGGGCAAACACCATTGGTGTATGGAGTAAGTTGATTACCAAGGATGTGGCTAACACATTCCGTCTTCAAGGTAAGGCTCGTACCTATAAGGCTGCTAATGCTTTTGAGTTTTTGACTCACCCAGAGACTGGTGTTATCTACGAGTGGACTAACTCCAACTGGTCAGATCCATCACAAGGATTTATCTATAAGGATCCAACTTACGGAGATCCAAGATTTGTTATGCCACTTGCTGGCAACATTCTTGGTGCAATGCTTGGAACAGTCACAGGTGAGAAAGTTCCGGGTATGCCGGTATCTCTTTCGATCCCATCTCTGAACCTTGCTTTCTCTAACGAGTTATTACCGGGTGTAGGCCCTGCTATTCAGCTTTCATTGGGTCGATATATCAAGGATCAGAACGGCTGGATTGCAGACCAACTACGAGACATCATTTACCCATTCGGGGCCCCAGAGGGCAAAACAGGTCTCATTGAGACTTTCACCCCAGCATGGGCTTCTCGTATCCTCTACGGCCTTGGTATGGACTCTTATGAGGCAAAGAATATCTCTACCCTCCGACCATTAATGGCATACCTTGCATCTACTGGTGAGTACGGAGACTTTCCTCTTGACGGTCAATCTCAGGCTAGATTGCTTGAAGATGCTGGTCGAGTCAATCGAGTCCTTGCCTTATGGCGTGGTATTACCCAGAATCTTTCTCCCGGAGCTATCTCTCCACAGATCCTTGCTAAAGACAAGGAAGGGGAGTTCCATGTACAGGCTTTGATGTTCAATGACTTCATCCAGATAAGAGCCAACAACCCAGACAGTTACGAACTTGCTGTAGCTAAGTGGGCTGAGAAGTACGGATATAACTCCTTGTTCTCATTGGTATCTGGAACTCGTGGTGGTATCACACCTACCGATGAAGCATGGAAGTTCTATACATCGAACCGTGATGATGCAAACCAGTTCCCTAATGCGTTTGCCCTCTTCTTTCCGGGTGGACAATACTCACAAGAGTTTGCAAAGTGGCAAGAACAGCGTGGACAGAGATTCCGTTTATCACCTGCTGAAATGCAGATGGAAGCGGCTCGATATGTCTACACGGCTCGTAAGGCTAAACTGCAACAAGATATGACAACAGCCGTACAACAGGGTGCAGATCCTAAGATGGCTAATCAGGTTTACTTGACGATGAAGTCAGCACTCGATGATGAGTTTGGTGGACAACCAGACTTCAGAGCTGCTGGTGTTCCTCGTGAGACACTCGTCAAGGAAGTAATTGCTGCACTAGATAATCCTAAGTTTGCAGAGACAGAATCAGGTAAGGGCTTGGCTAAGTTCTTGCTTTATCGTCAAGCAGCTTTAGACTCAGTTGCAGCAGCAGGATTCAAGACTCTTACTGGAAAGTCAGTAGCCAATGTGGCTGAATGGCTCAACCAATCTGCTTATCAAGTTATCGCTGAACACCCAGAGTTCTCTGTAATGTACTGGCGTGTATTTGCTACCGAGACAGGAAATAGTTAATGGCTCAAGATACAGACAAAGACGGTATCCCGGATTCGATTGATCCGAATCCAACGGTGCCAGACAAGAATGCTCCTGTCATTCAAGCACCTGCGGTCGGAGCTAATCCGTATGCACGATCTACTGCATTCCCTGCAAAGGGTACAAATGTTTTCAGACCCGGCGTTACCTATGTCGATCCTAAGACTGGTAAGAAGACTGATGTCACAGGAAAGTTATACACAGCTCTTTACTCTGGAACCAATGAAGAAGCCATGGCTATTAAGAACATGGACTTTCTTACTGTGGCAGATCAAAACCAAATCAAGTCTTTGATGGTTCAAGGTGGATTCCTCAACAAGTCTGACTTTCAGACTGCCTACTGGGGTCAGAAAGATACTGAAGCATTTCGTGAACTTCTTGCAGAAGCAAACTCTGCTGGCGGTCTTACATACCAAGAGATGCTTAAGTTAATTGCAAGTGGTGATGCTAATCGTGGTCAGCAAGGCCCAACTAAGAACATCTCTTACAACATCTCCGATCCAATAGCGGCTCGAGGAATTGTACAAAGTGGTCTTCGTGCAATCCTTGGTAGAGATCCATCTGAGAAGGAAAGCAAGATGCTTGTGAAAGCATTGAATGCTGCCGAAAGAGAGAACCCATCTGTGACTACACAGACCATGACAGCACCGGGTGTGTACAGCACAACCACTACAGGTGGTCTTAATGCTGCTGGTACTCAACAGATTATCGAGGAATCAATCATGGCTAATCCTGCTCTGGAAGCAGAAGCAGTTGATAAGAGACTTAATTCCTATGGCGATGTTATCGGGAAACTGGCAGGTGAGTTCTAGTGGCTGAAAAGATTGATATTAATCAACTCATTGCAGATGCCAAGAAAAAGTCAGATGAGGCTAAAGCGGCTAGAGAAGCAGCAGCTAAAGAGGCTGCCAAGAAGAGGGCTGCTAATCAATATGAATCTGCCGTAAAGGCTGCATTGCTTCAACGCAATACTCGTATCGATGGATATCAGCGTTCTCTTGATGAGATGCTATTTCAGATCAATCGTCTTGCTAAACTCGTAGCTGATGGTCTTGCTACTACTGGAGATCAAAAAGAACTTAAAAGACTTGCTGGTCAGTACAACACATTGATTGATACTCAAACAGCATTAGTTAATGAGACAAAAGCTTTGACTGATGGTAGTGGAAAACTTGATCTTAAAACTGGTAAAGTTACATTAGGTGCAAATCCATCTAGAACTAAAAACCAAACAAGCGGTGGGGCTAGTCCTAAAGATTCTGATGGAGATGGAATCCCTGACACAATCGACAAAGAGCCAAATGTAGTAGGACAAACCTATACTGCCAATGGCGTTGATTATGTATGGAACAACGATACTCTTTACAAAGATGGTAAGCCATTCACAGGAACAGTTACTTGGTCTGTTGGATCAGTACAATATAAAAATGGAGTTCCTGTAGAAAAACCTGTTGGTGGAAATACTGGTGGAAATACTGGCGGTAACACCGGAGGTAATACTGGTGGCAATACTGGTGGCGGAGATATCTACAAGGGAAGTGGAACAGCAAAGAGTCCACTAACCAAAAATGGATCTCCATTTACTGGATCTTACAAAGGTAAGAACTACCAAAACGGTATTCTTTCAACAGATGCTGAAGATGGAACAGGTCTTACTGCCAAGCAGGAAGCAACCCTTGGTACCTATGGATCGAAGTATCTACTTGAGTATTTCAAGGCTAACTACCCAACCATCTATAACAAGCTTATTGATTTTGCCAAGGTAAATGAATCAACTGCTAATGTCGAAGGGTACCTTCGTAACACCACTTGGTACAAGGATGTAAATCAAAGAGTCAATGCCACTATCGGTGGATACTCATTGGCTAACGGTGTAACTCTTACACAGGATCAACAGACTGCATTTAGAGATCAACTCCTTGCCAAGGTCAAAGATCGTGAAGAGATTCAATATGACATCCGTTTGATGTCTATTCAGAAGTTCCAACTTGATACAGTCAAGCCAGATGTTGCCCGAGCAATGAGGGCAGGTCTTGATTTCAATCAAGCAGCGGCTGACTATATTGAGATCTATCGGACTAACTTCCAGATTGCAGCTTCTCAGTTCACGGTCAATGATCAACTCTTCCAGAGCCTTCTAACCAAGTCATCAGACCTTGGAGACTTCACTAAACAACTTCGCCGTACTGACAAGTACTTGTCACAGCCACAGGTTCAACAACAGATCAATGCTAATAAACTTATGGTTCAAACTAAGTATCGCCAGTATGGTCTAAGCATTACAGATGAAGCAGCAACTAATCTTGCTAAGAATGTTTTCCTTGGCGACTCTAACAATGAGCAGATTGATGAGAACCTTCGTCAGCAAGCCATTGCTGCTTTCCCAGCATTCCGTGATCGAATCCTCAATGGGGAATCTCCGCTATCCATTGCAAGCCCATATATCCAAGCAATGGTTCGTATCCTTGAGATCCCAGAAGGTGGTCTCGATCTGGAGGATCCAACCATTCGTAAGGCTATGCAAGGCAAGGCAATTACGGATGCTAAAGGCAATGCAACCTCTTACGAAACCGTTCCGTTGTGGATGTTCGAACAGGGTCTGTACAAAGATAGTCGTTGGCAGTACACATCTAACGCTAGAGGTAAGGCAGACACAATCACACTACAACTGAAAGAAATGTTAGGACTATAAGACATGGCAGAAAAAGTCACGGCTAAATCTGGCGATACCCTCTCTGGTATTGCCAAAGCAAACGGTACTACTGTTGCACAGATTCTTGCAGACAACCCTACTCTTGCAGCTCGTGCCGCTGCTGGTCAGACAGTCCTTTATAGCGGTACCAAGGTAAAGATTACTGCACCTGATACTGCAACTAATCCTTATGGTGCAAGCCAAGCAGGTACTGGTGCAGGTCTTGGTACTGCATCTAATCCTATTTCAAATGTAGCAAGCTCAACTGGTGTATTTGATGTTGGTTCATTCAGAATGTATGATAATGCAACTGGCAAGATTACAGGTGTAACTGGCGTAACACCAACAGTAACATCTACGGCAACTGCGACAAGTACTGCTACAAGTACAAGTACTGCTACAAGTACAAATACATCAACCAGTACAAATACATCAACCAGTACAAATACATCAACCTCAACCAATACATCCACTTCTGGTGGTAGGGTGTTTATAGGCAGTCGTTATGCTGGTACAGGTTCAGCTCGTGTTCGTTATGACATATATCTTGAAAATGGAGTAAGAACAGAAGAAGGCCCATTCCCGGATCCAGAAACTGGTGGCGGAATGAGTCCAGAAGATATTCAAAAGTTAATCGATGCTGCTATTGCTAAAGCAACATCAGGATTTGAGGCACAACTTAAAGCACAGCAAGCCGCTGCTGAAAAGGCTCGTCTTGATCAGTTGGCTAAGGAACGCAAGTCTGCTTATGACATTATTACAGAACGATTCACCCAAATGGGTGTTCCAGAGTTTGGAGATGTCATTGCTAAGATTTTCCGTGGCGAAGGTGTAGACCGCAGGGGTAATAAGTTTGATGAGATCCCTACAACCTCAGAAGGTTTCTATCTACAGTTGATTCAGACTCAGCCATACTATGAAAGATTCGGTCAGGTAAACGAAGCTCGTCTGGCTGCTGGATATCGAGCATTGGATGAGAAAACAATTGTTGGAATGGAAGATGAGTACCAGAAGGTGCTTACTTCATACAATGCACCAAAGGGATTCTACGATCAGACTAAAGACTTCCAGATGTTCTTGAAGAACAACTACACAGCAGTCGATGTATCGAATGTATTCCAAGCATATAGAGATTTTGTGCAGTCAACTAACCCAGTTATTCGTGGACAACTCCGTGACCTTTACGGAATCAACGATGATATGTTGACAGCATACTTTGCTGACCCAGAGAGAGGTCAGCCAATCCTTGAGTCAATCACCGGTAAGAACCTTAATACTGCCGCTGCATTGCTAGAAGGTCTAACCAAGGAACAAGCAGATATTGCACAGCAATACGGTGCAGGATCTCTTGCCTATGGAACTCAACGCCAGAAGTATTCACAGGTTGCACAGAACATCCAGCAATACGGAAACCTTGCTGAGATCTATGGCGAGAACTTCGGAGCCAAGGAAGCAATCGCTGCTGAGTTCGGTGCAGATACTGCTGCACAGCAAGTAATGGAACGCTTGAGAGCAACCAACCTTGCACAGTTCTCTGGAACCTCTGGAGTCGGTCAGAGAGCCTTGAGGACAAGGGCCCAATAATTCAATAACAGGGTGATTGGCAATCATCTGGGTTCGAGACCCAGACACCCACTCCATCTCTTGAAATGCCGGAACTTGAGATGAGTATCAACCCGGAAGTTGGAGCCAAATAGATTCCCCGATCTATTTGAGGCCAGCGACAAACACATAAAAAGGGAGTAGGACAAATGTCCAATTACGAATACGATGAGGATGACTTCGAAAACGAAGGTCAAGAAGATAGCTTCACCAACCTACGCAAAGCAAATAAGCAAAAAGACAAGCAACTGAAGGAAATTCAGGCAGAACTTGCCGAACTGCGTAAGGAAAAACGAGATCGAACTATCAAAGAAACCTTGTCGGCTCGAGGAGTGAATCCGAAGATTGCTTCATTCATTCCGCAGGACATCGACCTCACGGAGGAATCGTTGTCGAAATGGCTTGAAGAAAACGGAGAAGTCTTCGGTGTCTCAAGTCAAAATTCAAATCAACCAAACCCAAACTTGCCAGAAGGTTTTAAGGAAAACTACATCAAGGCTCAATCAACAGTCGATGCCGGTCTCACAGCCGACAGAGAACGATTGATTCAAGCCCAGATGGAGGAAGCCGCTGCCAAGGGGCCAGATGCCCTCAAGCAGCTCTTTGCTGATCTAGGTAAGCAGGGTTACTAACCCATAGAAAGGTGGTAGTGCCAAATGGCAACTACACAAATCTCTGGTCTAGGCAACCTCGTAGTCAATGCATATGACACATATGTTCGTGCTGCACTCCGCTCACTTCCTGTTATGCGTTCTGTTGCAGATCTACGCCCTGTCTCTATGACCAACCCGGGTACAACTCTCAAGTTCTCTGTTTATGACAACTTGACTGCTGCTACCACAGCTCTAACTGAAGCATCAGATATAACACCTGTTGCTTTGGGTAACCCATCTCAAGTTACTGTAACTGTTACCGAATACGGTAATGCAGTTGAGCAAACTGAGAAGGTAAACCTTGCAGCATTCTCTGACATTGACACAATGATTGGTGATGCTATTGCATACAACGCTGCCGATACTCTCGACAAGCTTGTTGCTACTGCCCTTGTTGGCGGAACTGTTGTTAAGTACGGCGGAACTCGTACATCAACAGCAACTCTTACAGCATCTGATGTTCTTTCAACAACAATGCTTCGTAAGGCTCAGACCACCCTTCTTGAGGCATCAGCACAGCCTCGTATTGGTGATCTTTACACCTTGTTCATCCACCCTCGTCAGGCTTTCGACCTTCGTGCCGAAACCGGATCAGGCGGATTCGTTGACATTCACAAGTACACAACCGAGAATGTTGGCAACCTATTGACTGGCACCATCGGTGTTCTTGAAGGATTCCAAGTTGTTCAGACAACTCGTGTACTTTCAGGTGCAGACGGTGCTTCATCTGCAACTGTTTACAAGGCTGTTGCAGTTGGTAAGGAAGCTCTTCTTGAGGCTAATGTTTATGATGTACAAACCGTCATTGCACCTCAGATCGACATCCTTCGCCGCAAGTCAGCACTCGGCTGGAAGTACTTCGGTGGCTGGGGCATCTTCCGTGATGCAGCAGTTTGCCGTTTGGAAACTGGTGCATCTGCTCTTTAATCGGAGCTAATTAGTTGAGGGGGTGGGGCAACCTGCCCCCTCTCTACTAAAGGAGAGAAATGGCAACTTATACCTTTTACCCACCGCAAGTGATGGAAGGTTTCCCACTACGAGACAAGTGGTGGAGGAGAGTTGTATCTCCACGAGGAGTAGCAGTCTTGATCGATGGATCAACAGTCACTACATCTCGAGCAGTAACAGAAGATGAATTACAAGATTACGATTATGTCTTTCTAGGCGGAAGAAGTCATATCGTAAGCGAAGCAGTTAAAGATGTTTTAGTGGGTCTTGGATATACAATAAAGACTCAAGCAGAAGCCGATGCAGCATCGGATGAAGCACATAGTGGATTCTTAGTATTGAGGTCATAATGCCGTGTAGAACAGGTTGCCCCACACAAGATCACGAAAACTGGGGAGAGTGCCTAAGAGCTTCAGGTCTACAAGTTAATACAGGTGATGCCAATAGCAGGAGAACGATGTCTCAGAAGGCTTGGGATGCTGAACTCAATGCTTACAAGTCAGCGATTGACCAAGGCATAGAACCAGCAACAACTAACATGAAAGACATTCGAGGAGCAGTTGAGCTATCGAACATGGCTGGTAAAGCCTTCGATGCCAACACTAATAGTTTTAAGGAATAGACATGACAACCATCGTTGGAATCCAAGGCAAAGGCTGGGGCCTTATAGCAGCGGATTCATTGATGGTATCCGGTAGCCAGAAGTTCATAGCAACTGGTATGGATAAGGTCATAGAAAAAGGCGAGTATGTCTTTGCCTTTGCTGGCGATGCAATCGCTGGGGATATAGCAAACTTTAGTTGGATTCCGCCGAAGATACCTAAGGTGGTCAACTTAGATAAATTTATGATGACGGATCTTCTTCCGTCACTTCGTCAAGCGTATGCAGATTATGGATACGATCCTTCTCCAAAGAAGGAAGATGGAATGCCTAATGAGGATGCTGGCTTTGATGCCCTTATATGTATCCGTGGCAGGATCTATCAGATAGATAATGACTTCTCTTGGTGCAGAGATGATCGAGGAATATATGCAGTTGGATCTGGTGGATCCTATGCGGCAGGTTCTCTATCAAGAGCTACAATTTCAATAACGAATACAAAGGTAGCGGCCAATGAGGCCAGAAAAGCAATAGAGATTTCCGCTTCGTTTGACATAAACACAGGTGGAAAAGTCAAGGTAATCACTCAAAGGGAGAAGAAATAATGCCAAAGGTTGGAAAAAAGGAATATCCATATACTGCAAAAGGTATGGCTATGGCTAAAGCAGAAGCAAAGAAATCAGGCAAAAAGATGATCGTCAAGAAGGCAAAGAAGAGTGGCGGAAAAAAGAAGTAAGGCAGATCCCCGGTTGAAAAGAGCCGGGGTATCTGGCTTTAATAAACCAAAGAGAACACCATCTCACCCAACCAAGTCTCATGTGGTTGTAGCCAAAGAAGGATCGAAGGTTAAGACCATTCGGTTTGGACAACAGGGTGTTACTGGTGATCGGCAACCAACTAAACGACAGAAGTCTTTCAAGGCTCGTCATGCAAAGAACATTGCAAAAGGAAAGATGTCAGCAGCCTATTGGGCAGATAAGGTGAAATGGTGAAGAAGAAAGCATTCTGGGATACAAAGAACCCAAAGAAGAAATCATCCAAACTAACCCCTGCTCAGAAGGCTAAGGCTAAGGCTCGTGCCAAAGCAGCAGGTCGCAAGTATCCAAATCTTGTAGACAATGCAGCAGTTATGAGGAAGGGTAAGTAATGGCAACAGGTACTAACGGAAGCACATTTACAGCAGAACTTAATCGTCTTGCTAATGGTGGCACTTATCCAGCGTTACAGAGTTATGTTGATGATGCATTGGCCGCTAACACTTGGGCTGGCACAACTGGTCTGGATGTCGTTGGTGCCTTGAATACCAAGGCTGGTAATACCAGACCTAACTGGAAAGACCTTCGTGGTGTATGTAATCAACTTGGTAGCACAACCGA